CCCTCTTATTTTAGATTACTGCCGTTGTAATAACACCGGAAGTATTGGTAGCTACAAGCGTTTGACCGCCATCGCTTCCATAGGTGTAAATCCAATCACCAGTAGTGATAAGAGCCTCCACCTTGTTAAAGTAGCCAGAGCCAGCGATAGCAGCTTTGTTATCGCCAGAAGATTTATAGCTATAGATTGCAGGGGAGTTACCGCTTTTAGAAGCGCCGACTGTTGCCCAGTTTGCTGTTGCGAATGCCATTTCCTATTCTCCTTATTCAGTACAAGAAATTTTGACAATGCCTTCACCGTCGATTGCAACGGAGCCAGCGGAGAACATGGAGCTAACCAAGAACGATGTCTTTTCCGGGACATAGTTAACTTCGGTTTTTTGCGCCATTGATTCAGCATAACCCATCGAATCGGTGTGCCAGGCAAAACAGGTGCGAGTAGAAGGCTTAGGAATACCACCCTCATCACGATCACCCATAGTCAGGATGTTGAAGCCCATGAACGTATTGACCTCACCTTGCACCAATGCCTTCACAGCAGCGAAGTCTTGGCTAGTGATTTCAGTTTCACCGAGCATAGCATCTAGCTGAGAAGCGTGCATGAGTAAGTGTCTGCTCTCAGATGGAACATTCTTCTCATTCATTGCTTTCGCAGTAGCGCGTAGCTTTTCGATGTTCATGTTGGTTCCAGCGCCACCGACTGTTGTTGCAACAGTGGATGTACCTGTAGCCGCATTCAGAGCATCAATCATGATCTGGTCCATACGACGAGCGATAGACTTAGATACGACTTGAACCAATTCAGAACGCTCATCAAAGTTGATGTGGGACTGTTGGAAGATGTCTGAGTATTCTGCTGCAATGAAATCTTCCATTGTCGCAGTTACCTGACCATACGTTACATTAAGTGGAGTAACATCGGTTTGTGGTACACGTAGCGTTGCTACACCTTTACCGATTGTTGGGAATTTTACAGTGTTCCCAGCTACACCAGAGCGAGACCGCATTGTGCCGCGAAGCACAGATTCGGCTTGATACGCTTGCTTGACCTCAGAATCGAAAAGATCAACAAACGCGGATGAGACGTTAATCGCCATTTGCAAAAACCTCCTTTTGCGTTTTCTATTAAACGCTTCCGTTATCCGAGGTTCGGGCGGTCGCTTGCGCGTTATGGCCGCGCCAGCCAGTAGAATACTACATCTAACGGGCCGGTGCGCGGTTAGCCGTCAAGGCCAAAATACACGCAAGCGATATTTATTGCAAGAGTTTAACCTTCTTGCTGAGATTGGAACCATTGGCGCTCGATCTTAGACCGCCAGGCATTGTCCGTTTTCCATCGAGGATCTGCGATTGCACTCTGTAAATCTTCTTTAGTAAACTCTTGTTGTTGGACTACTGGCTTGATTGGAATGTTCTCATTCGTAAGCGCCTGGTGGTACTTTAAGAATGCGTTAATTGAGTCAGCGTTATTAAGAGAATGCGCTATCGCTTCGCGCTCAGAGTTATTTAACGGAGCCTTTGTTAAGATCCGTTCTGTCATTTGTATCTTTTGAGAGGCATTAGCCCCTAGCTTCTCCATCTCTGCCCTTTGATCGTACTCGACACTCTCTTGCTCTTGCTGCGAAAGGGAGAGAACACGCCCGGCGAGATCTTCAAAAGCATCCTGGCTAATCCCGTTTTCCTTAGCCCAGTCCTGATATACGGAGACAGTCGGATCGTCAGAGTCCAAACCCTGATCCGAAAGTGCAGCCATATCATACTCTTCCGGTGCTTTATGTTTTCCCGACTTAAACTTTTTTTCAAGCTCCGCATAACTTTTTGCCAGCTTTTCAACATCCGGTCCATCCTCATCCCAGAACTTTGAAGGGTAATAATCTGGACGCTCTAATGGTCCATCATCATCGCTATCGGAAGCCTGTGCTTCTTCTTGTGGTTGTTCGTGAACGGGTATTGATTCATCCTCTGGTGAGGCTTCTGGCTCTGACACGTTAATCATCGGAGCATCTGCATCCACTTCCATTGCTTCTGCTTCTTCAGCCATTGTTTGACCTTTCTATTTTTTTCTCAATCATGCGAACAATCTCAGCCATACCTGTTCTGGCATAACCAAAGCTCGCATCTTCTCCAGGATGCCAAGTTGGTTTTTCTATTGTAACGCTCCGCAAATGGCTCAGAACCTTTTGCCCTTCAGAGCTTTTAAAAACCTTTCCATATAGAATATCTATATCGTTAGCACTTGGCGCTTCTCTTGTAGCTTGGGTTAATCCCTCCCAGCCTTCGGGTGAACTCATTGCATTGCCTCCATTTGCGCCCCACCGTCATCCACAACAGGTGGGCCTTCCTCTGCTTCCATTGCTTGCTGCATTTGCTGCATCATCATTTGTTGCTCTTCCGGTGTGGTGAGCAATTCTTGGTTTATATTCATCTTACTTGCGATAAACTGTGTTATGCGGGGGATAGACAACGCCATCTGACCTTGTGGACCCAGAGAGTTTGCAATCTGCATAAACTGCACAATGTCGTTTACCTCTTGTAACTTCTGAGCCTGAGCCAGTGGAGCCACTGGAGTAACCTTAACCTCAACGCCATTTACCTTCAAAGGCAAGTCGATGAAGCCTTGCTGGTCTAGTATGAACAGAATGCGCGAAACAATCGGAACCATCGTTTCGTCAATCAATCTACCGAAAGCAGACCCCAGATTAGTAGCAAGCTCGCGTGATCTTTCTGCAATCTCCGTTGCTGATCGAGCCGACATATTGTCAGGCGGCAGCGTATCATCCATTAGGATCTTCTTCACGTTCATACGCAGATCATTCATTACGATCTGACTTACATTAAAGTCACCAGCCCTGGGCAGAGGCGCTAATGATGCTCCCTGTGGGCCACCGTTTCGAGCAACACCTATGACTGCTCCAGGCTGGATCTTAATATTCTGAGGGTTAAGAACCCCGTCATCTGCCGCAGTATATACGCCAGCAATTGCCAGAGAAGCATTCTTGAGAACCAGCTCAACAGTTTTGTTTAGTGTCTTAATATCCGATATCGCTGTTACCAGTGGACCACGACCATAGATCTCACCGGCAACCTTCATGTATCTAGCCACAATGAACGGCGACGACTTCATAGTGCGGTAAACCAGCTCTTGTTTTTTGCCAGGCCAAATAACGTGATAGCAGTAGATGCCAAGCTCATAATCATAAATTACAGCGTCCATCAGATCTATTTCTTTGGACGGGGACCGTGCTATTGCATCAGCTAGCTCGTTGGTTATTTTAGCGTCAGGAAACTCTTGCGGGATCGTTTCTGCCTTCATACGCAGCTTACGGTACACGTTATCCACATTGCCAAATGTACCTTCTTCGATAGCGACAAGATACTGAGGGATAGGCGTAAACCGGATAGGCGTAACCTCATCACCAGGCGTCACCATCATTACAGCTGTGCCTACACAGAGATCTAACAAAAACTCGCCCATCGCCAGATCAAAGTTTGTTTGACGCATTATCTCGAACATACGGGTTGTGTAGGCATCCAAAGCGGATTGCGCTTGCCCCTGTTGATCCCTTGGTATCCCAGAGCCAGCTTCTAATCTGCACCACTCTTTCTGAGGTGGGAACAGCCCAGCCTGTATACGATTGGCAAAGCGCTGGGTGGCATGGATAGCCGTAGAGTCAAAGACCCTGGACATCTTACCTTTACCCGCTACGCCACCTTCGTAGTAGCCTGAGTACAGGTTGCGCTGAGGTAACGCGAACTCATAGCAATCTTCATAGATAGAGCGCCATTCATCCTTGCGAGCCTGAGCTTTGGCCTCACGTTCAATAATATCTCTTACATTTAGCCGAGCCATTTAACTATCCTTTGGGTTTTTGCTGGAGCAATGCTTGCAATACTCTCCAGGCCTTGCGCCACATTTCCTACAAGCCTCAGACAATTTTCTCATACTGGACATAAAATGCGCCATCCACTTAACTTTTCTTATTTCTCTGCGCAAAGTTTCGAGCTGCCTCAACAGACCCGAACCCCCATGCCTTTAGAGCCAGAGCCTTACGTGTAGGTTGGCCCTTCTCATCTTTCATCGGGCCTTTCATCCCAGCAAAGCGAGCGGCAAAGCTTACCCTCCTGGGATTTGTACCTGTTTTAACTGGAGCCTTTAAATTAGATCCAGTAGTCCTGTTAAGAAACTTGCGGCCTTTTTCGCTAAGGCCGCCTTTTTTGTTTTTGTGTTCGCTTCTCATAGGTCACTTCTTGGCTTTAGGTTTTGCCTTGGGTTTAGACTTCTTTTCAACCCATGCCTCATTCTCAGGAGTGTTAGGATCATCAGCGACAAATTCGCCCTTAGAACCTCTGGCACGAACCATCTCAACTTGTGAGCGTTTTTTGTTGTGAACCCTTGGATCAGATTTAATCTGCGTCATTATTCAGTTCCTAACTTTGTTTTAGGTTTAGTCCCGGCGGCTTGATCTGCAAGTCGTTGCGGAGAAAACAACAGCCTCATGCCGCCAGTGCGGCGTAATCTCCGACGCTTTTGAACGCCCTTCATCGACCGCATCTCTTCAGCTTCGGCTCTATCCTCCGCTCTTTCCTGAGAGTCTTTAACCCTTTCTTCAATTGTTTTTTCTTCGGAAGGGGGCGGCAGCGCTTTCCTCCCGCCTATTCTTAACTTTCTTGGCAAAAGTTTGTTTGCTACGTTCTTTATTGCAGTCATGCTAAAGCCTCGTCATTAAATAATAGTCAGCCCCCTCCGGGCCAAACTTTCTCATAACACTTTCTACCTCAAATCGCAGCGCCTTGGCAAACTTAAATGCGGTATCATTTCCCACTTTTACGCTAATTTGTAGCCTTCTAAGGTTAAAATTGTCTAAAGCGGTATCGGTTACAGCCTTTGCTCCCCTAACAAGTGATATCGCATGACTCTTAATATTGTCACCTGGGATCATCCACAATTCCGCAAGGCCATCCCAAGGCATCCTTAGTCCGAAAACAAGCAAGACATTTCCCCTACTCGTAGCGGCCCAGCTCATTCCATCTTCAGAGCTATCCCAAATGTAATCTACATAGTTGGGTATAATTTTTATGTAATCCTGGCTATCCCCGCCCATGTGCATTCTAGCAAGGTGGTTATAGTTAAGAGCAACGATCTGTTCGTCTGAACTCATGCGGAACTCTGGCAATTGAATTAAAGACATTAGAAAATCTCAAAGTCTGTTGTTGCGTTAAATGTTTGCCCACCGGCGAAACTGCTTCCATAGCTACCGCGCCGTAAGCGACGTTGCTCGC